TAAATGCACTAACTGATGCATTTGTCTTACCGCAATATTTAAAGTAATCGTAATTCTTTTTTGTAAAATGATTCTTGAAGGCTAAGTATGTTTTATAGACCTCATGAGGTGTCATTTACAAAGGCAACTTAGCACGAGATGTTTTCTTCATAAAGTTAAGTTCGATAGCATCACACTTTAACTTTTCTTTTAATGGTTTTGAAATAAGTTTAGATACAGATTCCATCTCAATCTTATTCTCTTCACAGAATGTCAAGATAGCATCAATGTAATTAAAATTATAAGTTTTAACTAGGTTCTCTATTTCCTGTGCAAATTTCGATTGACACAGGAATTTCTCCTTCATTAAATCGTCTACTTTATCCTTCATGTGTTCCTGTTTTGTAATCGACAAATTTTTTAATGTACCTGGTAAGAAGTTTAATATAGTCACCCTTGTTTCGTTTTTCGTAAACAACGCATTCTCCATTTTCAGCCACCATAATAGTAATCAATTTTTTAACTGGGATACCAGTCATTTCAAAATACATACATGCGTATGCAGTTTCTTGGACAAAGTAATTCTCTATCCACTTTTCGGGTTTAATCTTTGCTGAAGTCTTAAAGTCTATGACTGCAAGTTCTCCATCGTATTCTGCGATGCAGTCAACTCTACCTGCTAAACCAAGATAATCACTATATAGCGATTTCTCTAAAGCGTGTATGTTATTTATACGATCAAGATTCTCTTTAGATTGTAAGAATAAAAACTTTGTAGAGGGAAGCATGTTGCATCCATCAATGGTTCCATTCTTAATGTAATACTCTACTACATCATGATACTTTGTTCCACGAAACGTAGACTCTTTAGTAATACGGTCTGCTTCCTCAGTACCAACTCTCTTTCTCCAGTTAATAAAAACCTCACGGTTATAAAAACTAGTTACAGAAGTAATAGAAGGATACATCTTACCAGATGGAACCTTATAGAAACGAGTTCCATCTAGAGATACAGATTCTAAATCAACATCTTCTTTTAGATGATCAACAAAAGTAAACATTACATATTCAAAGCATTTTTTGCAAGTAGGTAATTGCGTACTAATCCAGAACGAACAATATCATCTAGACCAAATTCAATGGTAGAAAAATCCTGATCCATTGCTGCAATAATTTTAGAGAAATCCAAGATACCATTTCTCTCGTTAGTCTTTGTAAGGTCAGACTGTGATGCATCACCACAGAATAATATCTTACTGTTTTCACCAACTCTTGTTATTATACTATCAAGTTCGTGAAAATTCAAGTTCTGCATTTCATCTACAATGATGATAGCATTATCCATAGTAGTACCTCGAATAAATGAGGTAGACCAGAACCCGATAGTCTCTTGAGTTTTTAATGCACCATATAGCATTTCAAACTCAGTATCATCAGACATCTCGAACATGTATTTCACCATGTTCTTATATGGAATCTGATATAAGAAAGACTTATCCTCATGATCTCCAGGTAGGAAACCAATCTCTCTAGTAGAAACTAAAGAGCGAACAATATATACTTTCTCATAAGGAGTAACTACATCTAGTACTTCTTTTAATGCAAGATACAATGCTATAAAGGTCTTACCAGTACCTGCTGCACCATATGCAAATAAATTCCTACCTTTTTTGTATTCCTCAAAAAACTTTTCCTGATTCTTAGTTAATGGTTTAATGTCAACCATTACATCAGTATTAATTGGTTTCTTTCTTTTAAGTTGCTTGGCACTCATGCTACCAATTCCACTTACAGAATTACCATTCCCGTTCCTTTTTTTAGCTGGCATATTTAACTATCCTATAATGGTTTGACGTTTGCACCAGGCATCTTAGATACCTTATGTAAAACATCATTCCAACCAGGATGTGACTTTTTCATTTTGTCTTGGAAATCTCCAACTTCTCCTACACCAGCACATCCTGCTGACCAATCTTTATCCCAATCAGGATTAGCATCCTTCCATTCAGAATACTCTTTCATGGTCATACGAATTTCCTTCTTCTCTTTAGTTTTTAAATTGACAACAGGATAGGTAGGCATAATTTGTTTAAGTTTTGTAAAATTATTTAGACCCATTCAAGGGCTTCTGATACTGCAGGGAACTGTTCGGTAAACACCTTCCTACATGCTTCTGCAATCTCCATGTGTTCCTTCTGTGTACCATGTGCAGATCTTAGATTAATATAATGTATCCAAGAACGACATGAACCAGTCATATAGATCCTTGTAGGAGTTGCAAGTGGTAGTACCATTCTAGCACACTCTTTAGCAACACCTGCCTCTAACATTTCATCATACAATTTAACTGCTTCAACAAAATGCTTTTTAATTTTAAGTTCAAAATCCTGAACTATAAATGGATCCAAATCATCAGTAGAGTTCTGACGATTCTTTAAATCCTGTCTTCTAAGTTCAGGTAAAGGAATGTCACCTAGTGCTGTACTAGCAGCATACCTTTGAGAGAACTCTTGGAAAGTAAAAGATCTATGACGTAGAATCTGTGCAGCAATAGCACGAGTAGTCTCAATCTCTACTGACATTGATGATTGCTCAAACACAGACCAATGGTTATGCTTAATACAATACTTCAATAGACCAGAATATTTTTCATTGTCCTGATTAGATGGATTAGATACTCTGGCAATGTATGCCATTGTCTGCTCCGCATCAGGAGTGATACTAACAAGTTTTACATTCATAAGTTAATCATCATCTTCAAATACTTCATCGTAGTCTGCTAACCTTGTATTTGCATACTCTTTAACTGTGTATGCGTCTACATCTGAATATATCTCAGACTTTAAAGAGTCAACTGCTAATTCTACATTGCGAATTAAAAGTTTTAATTTTCCCTTATCCATGAGATTTTTTCATTTTATTTATTATAGCACATACTTATAATTATTTCAATGGTTCATCTCCATGATACCATTTAACCAAAGAATATCTCACACCTTTAGTAACTTTAGTTACTTCATGATAGACTCTACTATCAAAGACAATAACACTTCCTCTACCTCTAGGAGCTTTATCTTCAATAGAACCACCATGAAATATAAGATCACCTCCCTCATAATCATTTTCATCTGAAAGTTGAACTGTTAAACTCAACTTTCTTGTTAAATGATTATTTTGGCCAAAATCTCTATGTTCTCCATAAAATTCACCTACTGAATACTTAGAAATCTGTGCTATTTCTTTATCCTCATCCGATAAATCATAATGAAAATTTGCAAAATTAGCATATCTTATATAACCACAGAGTAATGCATTTATCCAATTAATATTATTGAATTGTATATTTACATTTCTTAAAAATCTTTTATTATTATTCCCTGTCGTACCTTTTTCATATAAACTATTGTCTATATGACTAATAATATAATCACACATTTCATCAGGAATTTCTCCTTTATTCCACAACCAACAAGAATTCCATTCCATATTTTTTTTATTATTATAGCACAAAAAAGGAGGGAATCAACCCTCCTAAGACGTATATGTAAGCGTTAAATCAAACAGCTGTAAGTTTCTTAGAAACTTTAAGACCACGATACATTAGATCGTAGTTTCTGTTTTGTGCTGCTTCAGCGAGTACTTTCTTATTGTACTCTGCAGAGTCGTACTCGACTCCACGATAAGTGACTTTTGCCATTGGCTTTCTCCGAAGTTAGGGATTTTACTCCGTTCCTTCAGTCGGCTTTTGCGTCTCCAAAGGAGATGAACGAATCCGTTCCGAGTCGGCTTACTTGCGACCTGAATGTATCAGGTTGAACGATTGTGTTAATTATAACACATTTGAATTATTTAGTCAAGTTCTTTTGTATTCTCTGATACAAATTTATCTTTATACTCTTCTATTATATCATCTTGATATTCTTTAAGAAGATTACTTATAACTTTTTCTGTACCATCCATCTCTTTAATTTGAAAAAGATTAGATCTCATATATTTTTTTAACTTTTTATATTTCTTTTTTACTGGACCTAACTCATCAAGATTTATTCCAATATTTAAATCCTTTCCTTGTGTCATTTTCTGAACCTCTTTGAATAAGTCATTTCATCTACAAAGTCTTTAAGGTAACTCATAAGAATCTTAATTAAAGGTGCTGTTGCATTACCTTGAATCTCTTCAAACATATACATGTTCAATCTAAAAGCAAAATTTGCCTCAGTAATGATAGCATTCATAGTTGATTGATCTATAGGAAGATTATCAAGAATACTTCTATACGATTCTTTAAATTCTTTCTTATCTTCTATTTCAGGGAAGTCATAAAACTCAAGTCCAACATCTCTAAGGTTTAATGCTTTCTGTGCAATACCCTTAAGTATCTGTCCACCAGATAAGTCACCCATGTATCGTGTGTAATGATGTGCTATCAATAACTCTGGAGTTTTGTTAGCAACCTCATGAATACGACTAACATATCTCTGTGCTTGTTCAGTTGGACGTATGGTATCTTGCCAGTTATATCCATAAAAATACTTACAATCATTCGCCAAAGCATGGTGTCTTGCAAGACCATCAAGTGCAACCCTACCAACATATTCATGATCCTTATGAAGTTTCATTTCACTTTCTAATGCATGATATATGAAATAGAAATTAGCAACAAGTTGACGATAACTTATCTCATCAACTACACCCTTAAGAAAAGAAGAAACAAAACTAGTATTCTCTGCCATTGTGTGAGACTTCTTAGTTCCTTCTTTTAATTGTTTTGCAAAATTAACTTCTACCATTATTCTTCATCCTTCCTTTCTTCTCTCTTTCTTTTTTTCCTCTCTGGTTTTTTTAACTTCTGAGGTTCATTACTAGAAGCATAAGTTCTAGGATTCACTATTCCTTTAGTCCAAGCAATACCCTGAACATTTTTATATGTATCATAATAATGATCAAACAATTCAAGTTGTGTACCTGCTCTAGTTACATCATACTTAATTTCATCTTCTACTTTATATGATACTAAGAAAGAGTCAGAAGGTAATTTCTTATCCTCTGCTTTATCTATCTCGCATTTTTCATGAAGAATAATAACCGTCATGATCTATTGCCCCATACAATATCTGGATATGCAGTCTCAACATTTGCTCTAGTAATCTTATACTTATCTGTCAACTTCTTATCCTTTACAAGACATAAGATTTCAGCATCTAATGGATGAAGACCAGTAAGAATGTTAATGAACATAGTCTCTCTACGAAGACCATTCAACTTATCATTACCACCCTTAATGAAGTTATACAACTTAGTCCACTCTCTACGAAGAGTAGTATGTCCTTCATTTACATGAGTGGTTTGGTTATGTGCAAGTGTATTAACCTGCTGACCAATTCTAGTACTTAATGTTCCAGTATTATTCTGCTCATCTTTCATACTAGAATAAGGAACTTCTCCTGGAGGAAGTAAACTAATCACACTCTCATCAAAGTTCCATATAAACAATGCCTTTAATGAGTCATGTTCAAACTTCTTCAATGCTTCCACTTTCTTAGCAGCACTTCTCTGCTTAGATACAACATCAAATACTTCAAAAGTAAATGGATTGGGTGGAAGATCTGGAATAGGAGTTGACGCTCTTTTAACTGTC